TCACCATTTTAAGATAAGGGTTAAATTTGATTTCATGGTTGTATTAATCCCCTTGGTTTCTGACCTTGGGGATTTTTGTTAATGCAAAAGGTGACAATACTTGCCACCCTTGCAATCCAAACCACAAAACAAACACAAAATGAAACGCAATAGTAAATGTACTATTATTTAGTTGTTTGTCAATAGTTTAGACAATTTTCCCATCTCTAATTTGAATATTATTTACACTTGACTTTCCTTTGTCAATAGTCACTATTGCAAACCCATGGTTGTGCATTGAGAATGGCATATACTTAGGACTTAGGATAGTTAAACACCCTGTGGTATAAGTATTAATAAATTCTTTAAACCCAGTCTTCTTTTGTGTGCTACTTGTTCTATGTACATGGCCCATTAAAGTATTACACAATGTTTTGTTAAATAAGTTTTGTGAAGGATTAACTCCTCCCCCACCATATAATTCATGGCCATGCAACACTAACAAGTCACCCATTTGCATCCCTTGCCACTCATCTACTAATGTAATATTTAACTTATCTAAACGAAAGAATATATCAAATTGTAAATCATGCAATTGAGCAAACTCCTCAGCTTGTACTTGGAGTGAACGAGCAAATCTATTTTCATGATTACCAAGTTTGTAATAGATTGGAATGTTTCTAAATATATCCCTTAGCTTTTGTAAGAACTCCCTATTCATATCTACTTCACGTTTGAAGTCACGCATATCTGGGTCTTTCTCATGTCTACTAATAGAATAGAAGTCTTGGATGTCGCCATTTAGATACAAACAATCAATTTTTTGTTCCCTTAAATACTTGATTGCACAAGTTAAAGCTTGCAAGTCATGATAAGGGAAATGAATATCGGATAAGATTCCAATCTTTCTAAATTCACTTGGTAAACGTGATGGTAAATATTCTTTACCAATTGATTGCTCAATACCAAAATTATCTAAGATGTCAATGTTATAATCCACAATAATAGGTGGCAACATTTTATTTTTATTTTGTAATGATCTATCACGAGATAATATGTTATTGTTTTGCATAAACTTTCTTAATGAATCTGCGGATTGATACCCATACAATTCATAAAAAGTATTATAAAAATCTTGTCTTGAAAGGTTGGTTGAGAAGAAATGCTCTTTTACCTTTTGGATTCGTTCAATTATATGTTGTTCCATTAGTTTATTTTAACGTACAAGTAGAAACTTAAAGTACATATATCCTACTATTATTAAACTTTCAATTAAAATGGTGATGATTGCCCATGATGGGATAATATTTCTTATTACAATTTTTGAAGAATCTTTAATATTAGAAGTTTCCACATTACGATACTTCTTCTCATAAACACTTGCAATAGAATCAATGTTTATTGTAGCTTGAATCTTGCCTTTATAAGACCTTATAATAACCTTGCCTTGTGGTATTGTTATTTTTGAGTAGAAAGTGTTTAAGAGGCCCAAAGAATCGCAAGGATTATCAATAGTTAGGGTGTCATGGATAGCATTGTATTTTGTAATTACTTTGTAATCACGAATAGTGTCAATTCGTATCTTTTCGGATACAATAGTAGTTACCTTAGAAGGCTTGCAGGATATAATGCAAGAAAGTATAAACAAAAATGTTAATTTTTTCATACTAAACAATAATAGGTAATTCGGCAAATTTCCGAGTTTGGCACGTTTATTTTCCATAATTTGTCAAATTTTGATAATTATTTTCCATTAAAGTATAATTGAGCCTCCTCAATTCTTCGTTTAGTTAGTCCACTTAGTACCTTGCCTCCACCCTTATTCCATTTAAGAAATTCATCTTTAATCGTAGGGTCATTGGGATTCTTATTTACCTTCTTTAAAAGAGTAGAACTCTTTAAGTTGCCCACACCGCAATTGTAGGCAAAAGAACATAAAGCATCAAATTGATTTTGATTAATGGTGTCAACACAATAGGAGTCAACACTAAGTTCATAAGAAACTAAAAGAGCCTCCAATAGTTCGGTGGCTCTCTCTTGTGTTATCGGGGAGTCGGTTAATTTAACTTTAGTCCCATCTTCATAATATGTACTCCCGAAACCAATTGTTGGAACTTTCGCTGGGCATAGATAAGCCTTAGCTTTAAACCCTTCGTATTTTTTAATTAACTCTAATCCAAGATTACTGATCTTTGTGATTTTCATTAAGCTTTGCTCTTAATTCAATGTTTTCGGTTCTTAAACCATGAATCTCGGTTGTTAATGTTTCAACCTTAGTCTTCAATTCAGCAACCTCGGTTTTCAATTCTAAAGCAGTTTCTCGCCATAACTTAATTGCATCGGATACGTTTTCTATTTCAGTCTTTTGAACTTCAACGTGTTCCTTTTTCCTACCTACTAACCAACCAAATATGCCTGCTATAACCGAGGCGATGCTCGGCAAAATAGTATCTTCAAAATCAAAATTCATCTTATTCTCCACTATTTAAAGGTTCAACATTACTTGCAATTGTTTCATCAACAATCTCACTTGTGGTTTGATAATCAACCTCAGTTGGAGTTGCTAATTTTTCTTTTGTTTGTAGTTGGGCCTGCTCATCAGCAAAGAATACTGGAGAGTCATCTATTGTAACACCTTCGGTCTTAACAATATATTGTAAGATTAAATCATCATTTGAACCCCATTTAGCTACAAGGCTTGCAGGTAATTCTAAGTTCTTTGTGTACATAGATGCACCATCAAATGTTTTGTATTCTAAAAAACAAGTTTGATTTGTACCAAATAGCACATAAAATAAACGAATATGCAAACGAGTTGCAATAGTACCAAAAGCCTCGATGGGCATTATACGAACAATGTAATCCATATCTTATAATTCTATTTCTTCTTCTATTTTAAACTCTACTCCACTAACCCATCCATTAAGGAAAACGTATTGATCTAACTCGGCTGGGTTATTAATAACAATTGTTTGATAATCAAACTCCTTGTCACTTAATTCTTTTATTTGTTTGCTTAACTTAGCAAGATTCTCTTTAGAATAACTATACTCACCCTTCTCATCCATGATAACATTATTCTTATCATCACAAGAAGCACAATCTAAACGTAGAGCATCTCTATCTTCATTATAAGCATCTAAATAGGACTGTAACTTTTTACGAATAATCCCTAATTTCTTTTGACCTTTTGTTTCTTCATTGTAGATATTACCTGCAATGTAAGCCACAACCATAAATAAGTCTTTGTACGATTTTTTCATTTTGAATTGTTTGTTTATGAGTTTGCGATACTTGTCAACCATTTAAATATTGATTACACAACAAATATAAGTTAATTATTTTAATATTAGCAAGTTATAAAACTTCCTGTTGATCCATTAAAGTCAACAACTATATTAACATTAGAATCATAATAATATGGATTACCCCATTGGTAAGCTATTGCATTTGAATTAGTAATATTACATTGACCAAATAAACTATAAGATACACTTGCATTAGAATTTCCTAAACTAAATCCACTTGGAAACATTTCATATCCACTCATTGCTACACCAGAACCAATTTGAGGATAAATTGTTACTATAAACCAATCTTTAGAATAATCACTAATTGTAAATCCATAAAATTGAACTCCTCCCGTTGTAAATTCTAAAGCAAAAATATAATTACCTAACCAACTATTATTTGAACCATAAAAACCACAATATAATCTTAGATTAATTTTGGCTCTACCAGCTACATTATATTGAGTAAATGAATTTGATATTTGACTATTATTATAATATAAAATAAATTGATGTGATGCTGATTCTACACCTAAGAATCCAAAACTAACAATTTTATAATCTACATAACCTATATTATAGGTACCGGGTGATAAGGCAGTATTATTGGTAAACTCTGTTCCATTATAAGTCCATCCAGCATGATTTGATCCACCACCAATAGTATATAATGTATTACTAAATGCTTTACCTATTCTAAGACTATTAGTTGCTACACTTGCATTGTTAATGGTAACACTTATGCTATGTCTAATAGTATTGTCATCTACCAAGTGAACTGCATAAGTATTACTACTTGCTTTAAATACTTGATTAGCATTATTAGTTTCAATAAAGTTACTAAATGATGGTTGTGCTGCGGGTGAAATATATACCGATGCACTACCCGAAACATTATTACCACCTCCACCACTTACCGTAGCACTATTGGTATAATTACCACTTACATTTGCGATTAAAGTAATATAAAACGTATCACTTGTACCTGCAAATAAAGTATTATTAGTATAAAAATTAACTACGGTTCCCGATTGATAAAAACTCCAACCAACACCTTTGCTATTACCTGTAACCGTAAAGTTAGGGCCTATGTCATCAGTGATAGTTACCGTACCCGAAGTATTATTATTTGATGTACTTAATACTATCTTCCATTGGAATGAACCCCCAACATAAATAGGTGTTGCACTATCTAATGTCTTAATTAAAGAATATGTTGGTGGGTTACAATTACATGACCCATTAGCATTCGCTACGGCTTGACCATTGGCATCTAACCAACTATTTGCATCACTTGTAGCTAAAGCATTAGCCTCACTTTGTGATGTACATGAACTACGAGTAAATGAAGGTGATGTTACGTTGACATAAGTACCACTACAATTTATTCCACAATCATTCTTTTGAATAGACCTTGTTAAACTAATGGTTGCATAAAACAAACTTACATTGGTGGTAGTTGTGTTAGAATATTGAGTGCCACTTGTGCCTCCACCATAAACATTAGCTTGATTGTAATAAGCACCCGATGCACAATTGACAACCTTAACGGTGAATACTATTTGTGGATAAGCATTGTTAGGGGCCAATACATCATACCTTGTAGCTTGAATGGTTGACCCAAATTGATTCACATTCCATCCCGGTGCATTATAAGTCACAAATTGCATATTAGTGGGCATCACATCGGTAACCACTACCGCCGATCCATTGGTAGAAGTATTACCACCATTAGCAACCGTTATTGTAAAATTAAAGTTAGTATTAACATTAACATCACTTGGTGTTGACTTAGTAATTTGAAAGAAAGGTGATAATTGAGATTGGGTATGATTATAATTATACCATTCGGAAACCGAACATGGGGTCACACCATCGGGTTTATAGGTGCTATAAGGATTTAATGCTACATAACCCCCTGTTTCGGCAGTGGTAATATTAAAGATAGAACCACTTGCTCTTTGTAGTTCTACCCCTATTTGATCAAATGTTAATTCACCACTTCCCGGTAATGCCATTACGCAAGTTTAGATTCTAATTCAACTATTCTTTTATTTTGAACTTTAATTGCCTCAATTAATACAGGAATAATTTGATTATAAGATACTCCTTTAATACCTTTTGTACTTGTACTAACGGCATAGGGTAGTATTTTCTCAACTTCTTGTGCAATTACTCCATATTGGTATTGATCATTTTCTTTCCATTGATAAGCATAACCATTTAATTGCATTAATTTATCAATTGGATTACTGATTATTTTAAGGTTTTTCTTTAATATTAAATCGGAATTTGCAACAATATTTCCACTTGCATAAATTGCACCACCAACATAAAGTCTATAACCCGAATCTGATCGGTCGTTTATTGAAATATTGCCATTAGAAAATATAGCCATTCTATATCCCCATGATGCGCCATCATAAGTCAAAATTTCAAATTTACTAACACTTTGTTGTAATATTGTATAAGATGATCCACCACCTTCTAAGTAAAAATTTGGCCCAGCTCCAATACCATTATTAGGAGTTCCAATACTTGTTATTCTACCAGCAACTTCTAATTTACCATTAGGCGAACTCGTTCCAATTCCTACGTTGCCATTTGGTAATATTCTCATCCTTGTATTATAGCCATCTGCACCTCTTGTTGCAAAACCAATTTGACCATAAGTAGTATTTCCAAATCCGACATTAGGTACACCAGCTTGAATACCAGCCCTTTGTGAATCTACATCGTATCCCGTAAAAAATCCATTTAAATTTATTAAGTCTACTAATGTATCCCATCCGGCTCCGGCAGATTTTTTTAAATCTAAAATAACTGAAGGATTTGTTTGGCCAATTCCTAAAAACCCAGTAGAATTAAGTCGCATCCGTTCAGTACCAGTACTTAAATCAGTAGTAGTTATGCCTTGTTTAAATATAATATTACCAGTAACATCAGTACCAATTACCATATTAGCTGGTACCGAAGCCGCTGCTTGCATACCAATTACGGCAGTACCTCTTGCAGTTTGTCCAATTTGGATAGCTGATTGAGTTCCAGCAGCACTTAAAATATGAATTAAGTTATCGGGCACAATAGTTCCAATACCTAAATTCCCCGCCAAACTAAGTCGCATTTTCTCATTAAGAGTAGTTGATGTACCACTTGTGCCACTTATAGCAGTATACCAAAGATGATCACCGGTACCATTAATACTATATTGACCAGCAGTTCCAGTATTAATATAAGTCCAAGAACCGGAAGCATTAAAGTATGAATTTTGTGTTAAAAATATAGAACCATTAGTAGTATATCCAACAAATGAACCATTGGGTAAATTAAGACCTTTAAAATTTGAATACCAAGTAGGTGGTGTTACGTTTATTCCAACATTATTAGCATCAGCATAAATTATACTATTCCCAATCGCAGTACTTGAAGTAAATTTAGGAATGTAATTAGTTGTTCCGCTTAATGTAGATGCCTTAGCATCCAATTGAGTTTGAATAGAACTTGTAACTCCTTTTACATAAGCTAACTCGGTTAGTGAAGGGTAAGTAGCTAAAGCCAAAGAACCAATAGCACTTGCTGATGTCCAATAAGAAATTGTATTAGTTGTACCCGTTCCTGTTACCGGATTAGTAATTATCGTTTGGTAAGTACTTGATGCACTTGCGGTAGTTAAATAAGTACTATTGTCATAAGATATAGTCGTACCACTTATTTTAACAAATCCCGTACCATTTAATGCAACTTGACCACCTAAACCAACTAACGTATAAGTTGGAATATTTAATACGTTAGAAACCAATGTAGCTGCACCACTTGAACCAGTTACGGTTAAGGAAGTAATTCTATTGTTATATGCAATACCCCATTCCGATGTACTTGTCGTTGATGGAATTACATACCCAGCGGTTAATGTTATTCCAAATGTACCACTTGTTGTAATTGGAGAACCACTAACCGATAAACCTAATGGCATAGTCATTGCTACCGAAGTAACACTACCACTTCCCGATCCTTTATTATTAAAAGTATTCCAATCGGTAGAAGATAAGAATCCACTTGTTGAAGCACTTGCTTGATTAATTGATATGGCATTAATTGTTCTAACTAATGGAGTGGTAAAACTTAAAACACTTTCTTTTCCGTTAAATGTGTTCCAATCGGTACTTGAAAGATAGCCATTAGAAGACGTTGTAGCTTGAGATATACCATATACACCATTTGAGTAAGATAATGGTGTGGTGGCACTAAATAGTGCCTTAATCGAAGTGTCAGTTCCATTGTAAGGAGTGTAACCTAACACCGTAGCAATAGATTTCTTTTCCCACAAGCTTGTTGTTGTATTATAGAACAAACCATCGTTATTAGAAGGAGATTGAGCCGACACATTGTGTAACTCATCCATCTCATAACCATTTTGTACTTTAACTTCAATCACACCCAATGAAACGTGTGAACGAGTAACAACACCCACATAAACCAAATGGTTAGGTGCATATTGTTTAGTTGCCGTATAAGTACCCGCCGTAGTTGGTGAAAGATATAATTGTTGACCTTCAGCAAATGCTGAGGTATTAAGGTCAGTAACTGCTCCAACTATAACCACATTACCTTCAGCATTATTAGCCAAAGTTGTTTGTAATAATCCTAATGTTTGTGCCGAGGAGGCATCTGATGTGGCTAATGCTAATGCAACCGTAGGTTTATTACCCGTAGCACCATTGATATAAACAACACTACCTTTTGGCATTGACACACCACTACTATTCCTAACATTAATCACCAACTTATCTGCTGAGGCTAACACAGGGAATGTTTGTAATGCACCCGTTCCATCTACATATTGTAATGTTGAACCTGCAGGTGTAGCAAACTTATTATTAAAGGTATTCCAATCCGTAGAACTTAAATATCCATTAGTAGATGTATTAGCTTGTGTAATCACAAAGCTATTAGTACCACTATTATAACTTAATGGAGCAGTACCACTTGGCTTAGAAGATAGATCGGTAAATAATCCCGATGTGGCAACGGTGGCTAATGTTGGCTTACCAGTTAAATCGGCATAAGCACCACTTGTAGCTACGGTAGCTAACCCGGGAGCCGTACCAAAATTTAACTCATTGATATACGTTTTACCCGCAAACTTTGAGTTATAAATAGAATCAGTAGTAGCACCATTAAAATATAAACGATTAGATGTTTGAACTATTTGTGTATAACTACTAACACCCGCAGGGCCCGTAGCAATAATCATATTCATCACCACATTATTAATGTTAGGTGAATCTGGATAAACACGAACATTACGAGTATAAGAAGGATTCCATGCTTGACCATTAACCCTTATCCACACATAAAAATCAGTCATTGCCGTAACCGTAACCACCAAGTCGGGGTTATCGGTTTGGAATGATGTTGGTGTTGTTGCGGGAAAGGTGCTACCTAATGTATATCCATAGTCAATGTTACCCGCCGTAGGCATTGGTACAAATCCCGTTGATGTATATTCCGCAAATACTCTTAATGTTTTAGTTGCCATCTTTTAATCTTCTTTTTGTCCTATTGGACTTATCCAACAATCCTCCGTATAAACTTTTGTAAAGTAAGCCAAATTTACATTATCTCCTCCACTACTACAACACAAATGCTTTTCTAAAGTTATCCAAGCATCGGCATCTCCTGTTTGTGTATCTAATGTAACCCAAGTAAGTGATGTTGGTGTAATTCCTTCTCCTTGTAATGAATATTTAAATGTAATAACACTCCCAATCTTTTGGATTTGCATCCATACTCCTTGGTGAACACCAATATTGGTTGTAGCTATTGTATTTGTAGTGCTATTAGTTAATTCCCTTTGAAATGCTTTTATGTTGTTATCTCCTTGCACCATAATTCCCATATAAGCCACGTTTGCATTAGCTTGAATACGAAGTTGTAATCCAGCTTTAGCACCGCTTATAGTGCCAGCAAATGTCTTTAAATAGCATCTTAATGTGAAGTCGGTAAGTGTTTCACTCCAACCATAAATATACCCCGTATCCGAAGCATTCTCAAATACACCACTTCCATATATCTCAATGGATGATCGTGTCTTATATTTAAAATAACCTATTGTCCTTGGCATATCTATTAAGGTTTAAAATCATCCATAAAGAAGGCAACGAATCTATCGAAGATTGTACCATAATCACCAGCTTGACCTAAGTCCGTTCCTACCCCGTTACGGCTTTTTTTTTTAGATGTGGTGATAGTTTGATAAACAATTAATCCATTAGAATCGTAAATAGCTTGATTCATTGAACCAGTAATTTCATTAGGAGATAACTCCATAAAAACTACTTCAGCCGTACAATCTCTTTCATTCATCTTCATGGACAATGGAAAAAATTTCTTATTAGCTAATGCTCCTTGATTTGGAAAATTGTAAATACAACCAAATTCTAATTTTTGACCAATAATTGTACCTGTAAATATATTTCTATAATCTGAATATTGATTTAGGATATTACGAGCCGATAATTCTTGAATATCATATAAGTCTACCTCACTTCTCTCTGACCATTGGCTTGTTTCAGTATCTGTTGACCAAGTTTTTAAATTAGTTGGATCTCTAAAATCTGCACCTAAATAACTACCAGTTTCCTTATAATCTCCCATTAATACCGTTATTGATGGTGCGGTAATAGTAGTATTTTTAATATTAGTTATTGTTGTTAATTGCTTATCTAATAATGTTTCTTGAAAGAAAACTGAAAAGTCTGTATAAATACAAAAATTAAAACTTGGATGAACATATAATCTTATAGTTAATTGACCATTAAA